GACGCAGGGCTGACTGCATTAATTGAACCGATTATCAATGGCATCTGGTTTTATATACTACACAAATTCGTAGCAAAGAGATTACTCAAGAGTGAATGAAACTTATCTCGGCAACGCACAAGTAAAGAAAGACGGCGTACAACAAGGTTGGACTAAAGAAGATGTTCAGGAATACCAACGTTGTATGAAAGATCCAGTTTATTTCGCCGAAACATATGGCAAGGTCATTAATCTTGATGAAGGTCTAGTTCCTTTTGAGATGTATCCTTATCAGAAAGAAATGTTTAATCATTTTAACGATAACAGATTTTCTATTATATTAGCATGTCGTCAATCTGGTAAGTCTATTAGTTCGTGTATGTATATCCTATGGTATGCATTATTTCATCCTGACCAGACGATTGCTATTCTTGCGAATAAAGGCGCTACGGCAAGAGAAATGCTAGCACGTATTACACTAGCACTTGAGAATGTACCTTTCTTTTTGCAGCCCGGCACTAAAGCACTGAACAAAGGTTCTATTGAGTTTTCAAATAACTCTAGAATTATGGCAGCAGCAACGTCAGGTTCATCTATTCGTGGTCTTGCAGTAAATCTATTGTTTTTGGATGAGTTTGCATTTGTAGAAGATGCAGCAACATTCTATACGTCTACCTATCCTGTTATTTCATCTGGTAAAACATCAAGAGTTATTATCACCTCTACGGCTAATGGTATTGGTAATACTTTTCATAAAATCTATGAAGGTGCTGTTCAAGAGACAAATGAATTTAGACCATTTCGTGTAGACTGGTGGGATGTACCAGGACGAGACGAAGAGTGGAAGCGCCAAACTATTTCTAACACTTCAGAGCTGCAGTTCCAGCAAGAGTTTGGAAACACTTTCTTTGGTACAGGTAATACACTTATTTCTGCTGACGCCTTGATGAACATGAAAGCTGAACCTCCTGTCGCTGTAGGTGATGTTAACATATACGCGGAACCAAAAGCTAATCATGATTATATTATGACAGTAGATGTAGCAAAAGGTCGTGGTCAAGATTATTCTACATTTAACATTATTGATATCACTACTAGACCATTTAAGCAGGTCGTGTGTTATAGAAACAATCTTATTTCACCTATCTTATATCCTGACGTTATTCATAAGTGGGCAAAAAAATATAATGAAGCTTATGTTATTATCGAATCTAATGACCAAGGTGCAGTTGTAGCCAACGGACTCTACTATGATATTGAATATGAAAACACTCATGTAGAGTCTATGGTCAAAGCTGGTGCAATTGGCATGACTATGAATAGAAAGGTAAAGAGAATCGGTTGTTCGAATCTCAAGGATCTGATTGAAGAGAAAAGACTGGAAATTGTAGATCTAAATACTATTAGTGAGTGTTCGACCTTTGAGGCTAGAGGTAATTCGTTTGAAGCATCTGACGGTAACCATGATGACTTAGTTATGAACTTGGTCATGTTTGCATGGTATGTTGGGAGCCAATCATTTATGGATAATACAAATGTTAATTTAAAGCAAATGTTATATGAGCAAAAGATGCGTCAGATTGAAGATGAAGTAGTTCCGTTTGGTTTTATAGACGATGGACAGGGTACTGATAATGATATTGAAGGTGGATGGAAAGTTGTAGAAAAGACAGAATTGTTCTAAAATTAATTTCTTATAAATATCAATGCTGTATTGAATAATCTTATCATGGGTAACTTATAATTTAACTCAACGAAAAAAAGGAAGACCAAATGGCATTCTTTACGCCTTCACTGTCTCCAGCTGTAGTAACCCGTGAGATCGACCTCACTGGTATCGTACCTAATGTGGGCACATCGACGGGTGTGTTTGTAGGTGATTTCCGCTGGGGTCCAGTTCAAGAACCAACTAGGGTTGATAATGAGGCACGTCTTGTGGGCCTTTTTGCATCGCCTGATACAAATAACACGGTAGATTTTCACTCTGCCGCATACTTTACAAAGTATTCCAGTGAGCTATTTGTAATCCGTCAGATTGACGATACTGCTAAAAACTCGTTTGACAATAACGGTAGCAGATCAGCTCCAACCGTAAAAAATCTTACTCATTTTGATGAGCAAGTAGCTAGCCTGGACGGAGACTCCGCCCTCGATCCTACTGGCCATAACTTTATTGCAAAGTACCCTGGAGTTTTAGGTAACTCTGTTCAAATTCAAATTTGTCCACCTAGTATAAATGATTCGGCTCTGTCAACAGACAGCCATGCTGGATTTATCTCTTGGCAATATGGTGAAACTCCAATTGCTTCTACTCTTTCTGCTTCTGGTACTATTCAGCAATTTGACGCTGCACCAGGAACATCCGACTACGCTAGAGGCGTTGGCGCTCTTAACGATGAAGTTCATGTAGCTATCATCGATAAGCTGGGCAATATCAGCGGAACCAAAGGTGCAGTACTTGAAACATACCCCTACGTCTCGCTAGCTAGAAACGCTAAAAACGCTGATGGATCCAGTAACTACATCAAAGATGTAATTAATAATGGTTCTCAGTTTGTTTGGATTGCAGATCCTGCAAACATTGACTCTGACTATAGAGTCGCTGGCGCAGGTCAAGATGCCGATTCTGGTGATAACTTTAAACTAACAGCTAACGCTACTTCGATTAAGACTATCGATCTGGCCGGCGGTGTTGATGTATCTGGTAATCTTACCGCTGCCGAATACGCTACTGCTTTCGATCTGATCGAAGATGTTGATAAGTATCAAGTCGACTTCTTGATTGCTCCTCCAGTAACCGAGACATCTGGAGATGTTAAAGCTAAAACTATTGTTACTGATCTGGTAGAGATCGCTGGATTGACGCGTAAAGACTGTGTCGTTGTAGCTTCTCCTCCAAAGTCTACAGTAATCAATAACACTACTCCAGTAACTTCTACTGTTAACTTTGCAAATAGCTTGACGTCCAGCTCGTATCTGTTTATGGATAACAACTATCTGACAGTGTTTGATAAGTACAACGACCAATACATTCAGATTCCGGCCAACTCCTCTACCGCTGGTATCATGGCACAGTCTGATTTCCAGACAGCTCCATGGTTCTCTCCGGCTGGTCAAAGAAGAGGTGTGTACTTCGGAGTCGTTGGATTGGCTCACACTCCAAACAAGGCTGAGCGTGACACTCTTTATAGAGCTAACGTCAACCCAATCACTAACCTACCAGGGTTTGGATTAACATTGTTTGGTGATAAGACTTTCCTCAAGCGTCCATCTGCATTCGATCGTATTAACGTACGTCGTCTGTTTCTGACGCTGGAGAGAGCTATTTCTAGAGCTGCTCAGCAGGTACTCTTTGAATTCAACGATGAGTTTACCAGAGCAGAGTTCGTCAATATCGTTGAGCCATTCCTCAGAGAGGTTAAGGGCCGTCGTGGTATCACTGACTTCCGTGTGGTCTGTGATGAGACGAACAACACTCCAGAGATTATTGATCGTAACGAATTCATTGCTACTATCTTCATTAAGCCTGCACGTTCTATCAACTACATTACTCTGAACTTTGTAGCAGTTAGAACCGGCGTAGACTTTGAAGAAGTAGTTGGTCTGTCATTCTAAACCGCTTAACTAAGGAGATATAAGCAATGGCTATTTTAGGAGTCGATGACTTCAAAGCAAAACTGAAAGGTGGCGGTGCTAGACCCAATCTATTCAAGGCAACGATCAACTTTCCAGGTTATGCTGCAGGAGATGTAGAACTCACTTCGTTTATGTGTCGGGCAGCTCAGCTTCCTGGCTCTATTATGCAGGAAATTATTGTACCATTCCGTGGTCGTGAACTAAAAATTGCTGGTGATCGTACATTTGATGTATGGACAGCAACTATTATTAATGACACTGACTTCAACGTTCGTAATGCTATGGAACGCTGGATGAATGGAATCAATGCTCATTCTGCAAATACCGGTCTTACTAACCCAGTAGATTATCAGGCTGACCTGATAATCGAACAGTTAGATAGAGATGAATCTGTATTAAAAACCTACAATTTCCGAGGTACTTTTCCAACTGATATTTCTCCGATTGATCTGGCATACGACCCTGCCGCAGCAATTGAAGAATTTTCTGTAACCTTCCAGGTTCAGTACTGGGAATCTAATACAACCGACTAAGGTTAGAATAAATAAAGTAGGGGAGAGAATAGGCTTTCCCCTACTCTTATATTTGGAGATTAATTTTGGCAGACGATAGTTTAAAACTTTTTGGCTTAGAAATTAAAAGAGCTAGAAAAGAGAAAGAAAAAGAACAGCTCCCATCTATTGTTCCGCCCTTAGATGATGATGGCGCAGGTTATGTTACTGCTGCCGGTAGCCACTATGGTTCATTTATCGATTTAAGTGGTGAAAAAGCAAAAGATGATAAAGATCTAATCAAAAAGTATAGAAACGTTGCTTTGCATCCAGAAGTGGATGCCGCAGTTGAAGATATTGTCAACGAGGTTATTTCTGGTGAAGATGATCTTGTAGAATTAAACATGGACAATATTGATACTGCTGATTCTATTAAAAAGCAAATCAAAGAAGAATTCGACAATATCACTGCGATGCTAGATTTCCAAAACTACGCGCATGATATTTTTCGCAGATACTATGTAGATGGAAGAATTTACCATCACTTGGTCGTAGATCCAGCTAGACCTCATGAAGGTATTCAAGAGATCCGACCCGTTGATGCTCTTAAGATCCGGAAGGTAAAAGAGGTCAAAAAAGAAAAAGATCCTGATACTGGTGCAAATATTATAAAGAAAGTAAACGAGTATTTTATTTACTCTGAGACTGGAGAAAACGCTACTGCTACTTCTTATACTGGTGGTAATAAAAATAACAATGCTCTTAAGATCTCTCCAGATGCTATTAGTTATGTTACTAGTGGCCTATTAGATGCTGATCGTAAAAAAGTAATCTCTTACTTGCATAAAGCATTGAAGCCTATTAACCAGCTTCGAATGATGGAAGATTCCCTTATTATCTACAGGTTAGCTCGGGCGCCAGAACGTCGCATTTTTTATATTGACGTAGGTAACTTACCAAGAGGTAAAGCTGAACAATACCTGAAAGATATCATGGCTAGGTATCGTAATAAGTTAGTATATGATGCTAATACTGGTGATCTAAAAAATGATTCTAAGCATATGTCTATGCTGGAAGACTTCTGGCTTCCAAGGCGTGAAGGTGGTAAAGGTACAGAAATTAGTACACTTCCAGGTGGAGAAAACTTGGGACAAATTGATGATATCTTATACTTCCAGAAAAAGATGTATAAGTCTTTGAACGTTCCTAGTAGTCGTATTAATCCAGAAGAACAGCCAGGTGGTATTCTTGGAAGAACATCTGAGATTACTAGAGATGAATTTAAGTTCCAAAAGTTTATCAATAGACTTCGTCGTAGATTCTCGGATTTGTTCTATAATATTCTAAAGAAACAACTTTTGCTCAAAGGTATTATTACCGAAGAAGATTGGGAATCTTGGAAAGGTGATTTGTTTGTAGATTATATTACGGACAACTATTTTTCTGAACTAAAAAACACAGAGATGCTCAGAGAGCGTGTAGGTATGTTGCAACAGATTGAGCCGTATTTAGGTACTTTCTACTCGAGAGAATGGGCACAGAAGAACGTATTGATGTTAACTGATGATGATATTAAAATGATGAATGATCAAATAGATCAAGAAAAGAAAGACGGTGAAATTCCGGATCAAGATCAAGAACCAGATATTTGATTGAAAACAAAATTATTATAAATACTTTCACGTATATTAAAAAGGACTTTTTTATGGTTGAGAACATTGGTGATTTTTTAGATAATGTAGCGAACAAGAAGTTTTCTGATGCAGAGAAGCAATTCTCTGATATGATCAATACCCGTTTGGCAGATCGTCTTGAATCACATAAGGCTATGATCGCTAATCAGGTATATAATGGTGTGGATCCTGAAGAAGATGTAGATCTTGATGATGAAAATGAAGTAGAACAGCCAGAAGAAGAAACAGAAGAAGATGCAGAGCTTTAAAGAGTTTGCCAAAAACATCGCTCCTAAAGGTCAAAAGATTATTAAGGTCTTAGACATAAAAGGTGGAGAGATGATGGTCACTAAAGACCAAAAAGGTAAGTTTAACGTTATGTTCGATAACCAAGTGGTTGATACCCTTGGCTCTGAAAAAGAAGCAATAAAGGCTGCTAAGAACTTTGGCAGCATGATGGGCAAAAGGTAGATACAAATGAAACTGATTACAGAGCATACAGAACAGGTATCTTATATTGTCGAAGCCAAAGAAGGCGGTGGCAAGAATTATATCATTGAAGGTATCTTTGCCCAGGCGGAACAAAAGAACCGCAATGGAAGAATTTATCCAAAAGCAATTTTGGAATCAGCAGTTTCTAAGTATGATAAGGAACAGGTGCAAACCCAACGTGCAGTAGGTGAACTAAATCACCCTGCGGGTCCTATCATTAACTTAGATAAAGTTTCTCATCGCATTACTGAATTAAAGTTTGAAGGTAATAACGTGATGGGAAAAGCACTTATTCTTGACACCCCTAATGGTAAGATTGTAAAAGGTCTCTTAGACGGTGGAGTTAAGCTAGGTGTTTCAACTCGTGGTATGGGAACTCTTGAGCAAAAGGGTGGAGTAAACATGGTCGGTAAAGACTTTGTTTTAAACACCGTAGATATCGTACAAGATCCATCTGCACCATCAGCTTTCGTTAATGGGATTATGGAAGGTGTAGAGTGGGTATGGAATAACGGTGTCTTAGAGCCTCAAGAACTTGAAAAAATTGAGACTGAAATTAATAATGCTTCTAGATCTGATCGTTCTGCGGTTGAGATCCGGGAGTTTAAAAATTTCCTCTCTAAACTTAATCTTTAATTGGAGATAGAATATGTCCGAACAAGAAATGTTGGATGATATTGAATCTGTTGAAGAGGTTATTGAGGAAGAAACTTCCGAAGAATCTGAGACAGAAGAAGTATCCGAAGCACAAGCACCAGCAGCTAAAGGTAAAGCTGCAACTCCAGCTATGGATGGTGCTAAAGCTGCTGCTGACGATGCTGCTAAGATCAAAGCATCTGCACCAGCAAAAGCTACAGTACCAGGCGGTGAGGCACAAAAGGGTGACCAAGTTGCTGACAAAATTCCTGGAACTAAAGCTGGTATGATTAATTCAATGTACCAAGAAATGAACAAGATGAAGAAGTCTAATCTTCAAGCTTCCTACGGTAAAATCATGGCTTCCATGAAAGCTGAAGGATTTGAACTTGAAGACGACGCTGCTCCAGCTCTCCATGAGAAAGCTGCTGCAGTACAGGCTGATTTCTCTGACGACATGAGCGCTTTGGTTGAGTCCGAAGCTACCCTGTCCGAAACGTTCAAAGACAAAGCAGCTGTTATCTTTGAAGCAGCTATTAAGTCTAAAGTTTCTAATGAAGTTGCACGCATTGAATCTGAACTTCAGGAAGAATTTGCTGAAGAAGTACACACTGCACGTGAAGAAATGATCGAGCAGGTTGACGGATACATGAACTACGTTGTAGAAAAGTTCATGGAAGAGAACAAGTTGGCAATCGAAAACGGTATTCGTACCGAGATCGCTGAAGACTTTATGGGCAAGCTGAAGGACCTCTTTACTGAGTCCTACATCGAAGTTCC